GTGAAGCGACCGCTTGAAGAACACGGTTACTTACCAGAACAAATATTAGAGCTATCTAAATGTTCTAATAATATCAAGCCCTTTCTGAAGCACGTGAGAATTATTCATCCTGACCGTGGTAAAATCGAATTCAAACCTTACAAATTCCAGAAAACAATCTTAAAAACAGTCAAGGAAAACAGGTTTACCGTTGCATTATGTAGCAGACAGTCAGGTAAAACTACTGTGGTGTCTATCTATGCCTTGTGGTATGCTATCTTCCATGAAAACAAGAATATTGGTATTGTTTCAAATAAAGAAAAATCCGCTATAAGTATACTTACCAGACTGAAGGAAATATATGAAGAACTGCCTGTTTGGTTGAAACCTGGTGTAAAGCAATATAACAAGATGTCAGTACACTTTGACAATGGTAGCAAGATATCAGTCTCAGCGACATCTGCTGATGCCTTCCGTGGTGAGCCAATGAATCTTTTGCTTTGTGATGAGCTTGCCTTTGTTCCTAAGGGAATAGCAGATGATTTCTGGGCAGCTAATTATCCAACAATATCAGCATCAAAATCCGCAAAGATTATAATAATATCAACTCCCAATGGAATGTTCAATTTATTTCATAGGTTATATAGTGAAGCTGAAAATAAGATTAATGATTTTATTGCTTTAAAATTTACCTGGAAAGCAGTGCCTGGACGTGATAAAGCATGGGCAAAACAGCAGTTGAAAAATATAGGTAAAGTCAAATTTGCTCAGGAATTTTCCTGTGAGTTTATAGGGTCAACCAATACTGTTATCGATTCAGAGGTATTAAGTGTATTATTCACACAATATCAAGAGCCTATTTTAATTGAACTTGAGAATAAATTCCGCATTTATGAAAAACCAATTGAACATACTCAATATTTAATTGGCGTAGATGTTGCCAAGGGTACCGGTGAGCATTTTTCTACAATGCAAGTACTTAAAGTAATAAATTTAAATCCAATAAAACTGGCACAGGTTGCAGTATACGAAAGTAATCTGATTGATGTGTATTCGTTTACTGATATTATACATAGAACAGGTATATTTTATAATAACGCTTATGTGATAGTTGAAAATAATGCTGAAGGGGCAGCTGTTGTTAATAAATTATGGTGGGAATTAGAATACACTAATATGGTTAACAGTGGAAGTAAAATAAGTGACCTTGGAATCCGTGCAACTAAAGCCACAAAACCAAAAGCAGTACTGTTAATGAAAAAACTCATTGAGGATAACAATTTAAGCCTAATTGATTTAGAAACAATAAACCAATTAGGCTCTTATATAGAAAAAAGTAATAAAATGTATGGCAAAGATTTAGATGATGACCTTGTTTCAGGATTATACTGGTCAACATATATATTCTTAATGGATATACTTGATGAAACAGTATCACTTGAAACAAAAAGTGTAGATGATGAAGGTTGGGGCCTATTGTCCAGTGTTACTATAGAAGAAGACAATTTTGATTGGCTCCTTGAAATAAATAATTAAGCCTCTACCAAATAAGAATGACCATTATACTCAACCTCAAAATATTCATTCGTTGCGATATTATCAGCAATGCCTTCCCAATTAATACTAATATGGTCTTTTATGAAATAAGGCACATTCTCTAATATGTCATGTATATATTCATCATACTGGTCCTTAATAACATCATCAAAATAAAAGGAGTTAATTAATTCTCCGTCATTTTTCCATGTAGGAGAGTCTCTTATTTGTTCTTGGAGTTCAATCAATTCATCATATTCATCTTTGTTTTCTTCATTCCAATCATATATCTTTTGTTCTTTCTCATTCTCAGTGCAATCCATACATTCCTCGTTAAGTTCCTCCAATTCATCGTCCAGTTCATCTATCCTGTCAATAATATCACTAACTTGTATGCGTCCGTTTACTGGTTTTATCATAATTATTCTCCTTTATTATAATTCCATTTGTCTTAAATATTCTGATTTACCACATTTCGGGCAAACAGTTACATAGGAATAGGACGCACCCAACGGGGTCTGCTAGCTATTACGTTTATATTTCAAAACTTCCTATTATGAGCAGCATCACCTATGTAATTTTGGCTTCCTTCTTAACTCACTTTCAAGTACAATATAACAGGTATTATATGATTAGTCAATTTGGTTTAATTCACCGTTTTCATAATTTTCTAATCTTTCATAATTTTTTAAACGATTAGAACAGACTACTCTATAATTTTTTAAACAATTAGAACAGACCACTCTACCATATGCAAATGGTTTTCCATTGCACCCTGTCATATAAACCGTAATAATTTTACCGTGTTCTTTTGTTGTTGCTGCCCCACAATCAGAGCAGGTCAAGCCTTTTCTATAACACATACTACAAACCGGTAAATTATTAACGGTCCTTGAAGTACGAACCTTCTTTCCGCAAAATTGGCAATACATATTTCTTACCTTTCTTACCTTTCTTTTTTTATTGCTCAAGAATATAAATTCCTATGCCTGAGGTGGTAATATCATGCATCATGTCATCTATGGGTTCGCCATCAAATTTAACCAAAAAGTATCTACCCCATCCATTGGATATTTTTTCGACTATTGTTCCTTCAGCTTCACAAAGGCCAGAAACAGGTGCTTGTCCCGGTCCTGTTACCATGGCTACCCTCTGTCCGATTTTTGTTTCATTAAATTCTTTATCAGTCAACATGTCTCTTACCTCACTTTCAAGTACAATATAACATTATTACTTTATGGTGTCAACATTTTTATTGACATTTCATTCTCTCCTTTACTTACCAAATAGTAACTGGCCTTCATTTATACCTTTATCAGAAATAACCCAACCAAATTTTTCATCAGGTTCATAATTCTCAATTAACCCTTTTTTCTCCAGAGAGGACATCAACCCAGCGGCCTGATGCTTACCAAATCCATCATCGGTTAAATCCTTCTCATTGAACCATGAACAATTATCATTCAGAAGGTCTTTTGGTTCGTCACCACCCATTTGGCGTAAAGCCTGTACCATGATTGCCTTAAATGCCTTGGTTTCTTTTTCAGTTAATTTCATGTCTCTTACCTCACTTTCAAGTACAATATAACATCTATATTATAATTAGTCAATAAAAATGTTTTGTAAAGTATAAATACATATAGAATATTACTGATTTTTCAATAAGGATTAAACTATGAAAAAAGAAGATTTGATAGAAAAGGTATTACGTAGACTTGGATATCCAATGGTAAAGGTCGAATTAGACAACACACAGATAATTGACCACATTGATTATGCAAGGCAGCAATACATTAAATGGGCCGTAGGCAATGCAACCAATGAGGTATATTTTACTGTAATGTTATCAGGCGGACAAGCAGAATATCAAATGGATAGTGGGGTGGTCAGTGTCCTTGGCTATGAGTCCAATCAAACAGGTAGTGTCAATACATTATTCACCATGGAGAATTTCCTTAACTCAAGAGGTGCATATGATGCGTTAAAAGGTGGAGATTCATATTCACTTGTTTCATATCATTTAGCTAGGGATTTTCTTGATACTGTTAGGAAATATGCAGTAGATTCATATACATTCGTGTACCATAAATATACCAATAAATTAGAGATAAAACCAACGCCTCCTACTGGCTACACGTTAACTATAGATGAAGTTAATTATGATTCACCTGGGTTCATCCTGGTGAGAGCCTATAAGGTTGAGGGCGATGATACGGATATATATGGCGAACCGTGGATATTGGATTATGTTACGGCATTGAGTAAAATGACATTGGGTAGAATAAGAATGAAGTTCGCTAATTTTGGTTCAATAGGTAATAGTGGAATATCAATGGATGGCGATTCTCTTATGTCTGAAGGAAAGGAAGAAAAGGAACGATTGGATGAACAGCTCCGTGAGGAAGAAACAGATGAGGGATACGGAATTTCTATTTCCTATTAAGAGCTTTAAGGTTATGATGGATTCTGATAGTATAAATCCACGTGAAATAACATATGGTAGATCAAAAGATATCGCTGAAACTGATTGGACATGGATGAATAAATATGTAAATGCCACGCAATGGTTAAAGAAACTTAGAGAATAAGGACATTTTGATTATGAGATTCGAAAAATATTTACAAGAAAAATACATAGGGTCTAAAAAAGAACCACAATCTGGTGGTCATGGCAGATCCTATACAATATATGAAAATCCGACAAAGATGGAAATAAAACTTGCATTAGAAGAAACACCATATCACAGTATACGATTTATTGCTGATAATTTAAATAAAAAGGTTTTTATATGGGCATCAAATCTTCTACATGGTTATATATGGAAGACATTTTTAGCAAAAACATATACCAAAGGACGATCAAAAAAATTCCATATTACAGATAATATCCTACCAGGAACGGCCAATGCTGCTGGTTCCACATTAACAATGAGAAACTCGGAACAGATAGAAGGTGACATAAAATATAATATAGGTTATAAATGGTCACGTGATGTACTTGATATCGACTGGAAGTGGGCAGAAAAATATATTAATGGTATAGAAAAATATTTAAATACAATTAGATCAAATATAGATAAACAATAGGAATAATTAATGAGATTATTAAATTACTTACAAGAAAAATATATGGGGTCTAAAAAAACACCATACAGAAAGGCCGCATACTCAGTTTATGAAAATCCTAC